AACCACCAAATACTTAGCAGTGTTGACAAATGACATTGATATTCTGAAAGTGTTAGGCCCGAACTCACGAATAAACTGTTCTGGTTTCATACCGCTTCCCTCAAACCTAAATGACGCACGTCTCCACCCCATTGCATTGCCATAGCATCTGCAATGCCTTGAAAAGTTAAGCTTCTCGCTTTTCTGCGTTCTTCTGCTGGCAGCTTTAACGTGTCTAAATGCCAAGGACTATCCGTCCCTTTGCCGTTTTTGTACTTCACAATATTTGGCTCAACCACATTGGTTGCTTGTAAAGCTGGTAATCCCTTTAACCATAAGCATGTAGCTTTACGCTCAGGATCACCAAACATGTAGGGATGAATTACTTGTGAAGGCTTTTGATAGATTTTGCTCATGCATCCAATTGGATTCTCAATTGCTACCTTTTCGCACTCCAGATCAGTAAACAAATTGAAAAATGCAATTGCTTGCTCGCGATTTTTCATCCGGGTAATTGCTTTCTCCCCATACCTATCAACGTTAAACCAACGATTGCCAGCTACAGATAGAAAGGTGCAAGGAGGATGAGCAACAATGAGATCCCAGCCTCCATACAACACATCACGAACATCACCTTGATAGTGATTACCTGGTGCTTCTGTTGGGAGTAAGTCACTAGACATAGCGTTGTGACCTAAAGCTGAAAAAGCATCACGAACACGTCCAGAATATTCACAAGCAACCAGTACGTTTAATCTTTTCATACCGCCTCCTTGTAACGTTTAGTAATGGCTTCCTGCTTAAGCTGGTCTAGCATTTTCAGCTTTCTTAATTTCTCGTATAGGTTCGCTGCTGCTCTTGTTTCTTCATTACGAGTACCGAGGTTGTACGCTCTGCGCAGCTTCATCATTGAGGTGTAATCTACAAATTCGTTCATGCTTTCAGCTCCCCTTTAACATTCAGGATGTCTTTTGCGTATTGCGTAGCCTTGTAGGTTGCATATGAATCTTTTTCTAGGTACCCACTTTTGATTAGCTCTTGGACATAGCATTGAATAGTGTTGTTAGGTGCATCTAACACATAGTCACGTAAATCCTTCATTGTGAAAGGCTCAGTCGCATGCGTTGCGAACAACAAAATGTCAAAAATGTTTTGGAACGCGATTACTCTTTGTTTTGGATTCACGCCGCACCTCTCTCTTCCACTGGGAATGACATCCCAACGAAACGGCAAATATCTAAACGGTCTTGAACATTCACAGATCCACGCTTGCCATGACGGTTTTTGGCAATAATTAACTCGGTTACACCAGTTGGCGCATTAGTCTCTTTTTCGAGGATTGGATGAACCATGATGATTTGGTCTGCATCCTGTTCAATCTGTCCAGAATCCTTAAGATCACTTGCTACTGGCTTGTGTCCTTCTGCTCCACGGTTAAGTTGAGCCAATGCAATTACTGGACAATCAAACTCTTTAGCCATGGCTTTTAAATCACGGCTAATTGATGCAACTTCCTGAACACGGTCTTTTTTAGATGGGTCACGAATTAAGCCCAAGTAGTCCACAATGATGCAGCCTAGAGCCTTGTATTTGCGTTTTGCTTTACGCGCATAGCTTTGGATTTCAGAAATTGTTGGCTTCTGCTTCTCTTCAATAAAAATTGGAAGGTTGCGGAACTGAGCTATCGTGGCAGTAAGCTTTTCAAACATCCCGTCATAAATTTCCCCATTGTGCAGATTGTTATATGGGATATGCCCTAATGCTGAGATCATGCGGTTGGTTAGGGTTGGCGTATCCATCTCAGCAGAGATAAATAAAACAGGAATGTTGTAGCGCTTAGCAGTTTGCATTGCACACATCTGCGCGAGTGTTGACTTGCCACTACCCGGACGACCACCAATTACGCAAAAATGTCCTTTCTCGATTGTGCCAAGAAGGTTATCAAGATGAGGAATATTGAACTGGACACCTATGAAGCCCTTTTGTTCCTTCTGGGCAATCTTTTTCTCAAATCGCTCAAGTGTCTTTTCTAAAGCTTGGTTAAAATCAAAGCCTGTTTGCTTTTGCTCAATTGAATTACTAGACGAACTAAATAAATTCTCAGCAGCTAAGTAAACATCAGTAATGGTCAAATCTTTAGCGCACTCTGCAATCGAGAGACCAATATTTTCAACTTCACGATGCTGCTTAAGTTTATTCAACTCAGCAACAAAATATTCCAGGTGGTGTACGCTACCAACTGCACTGTTAAGTTCAATTAAATACTCTTCTCCACCAATGTCATTGAGAAGATTTCGCTCTTGTAGATGCTTGCAGACAAATACTGAGTCATATGGCTTATCAGCATTAGCAAGCTCAACAATTGCCTTGTAAATAATCTTGTGACGACCAGCGTAAAAATGTTCTTCGGTAAGATCATTTGCGACAACCTCTAGGGAATGGCTCACTGTCATCAATGCGACTAGCACACTCTGCTCAATTGTCATATTTTGAATGTTTGTACTCATTACCAGTCTCCATATTGCAATTGGGCATTAGAGAAATCAGGAGCTACCACAGAGCTGTTGACCTGAAACCAATACTCGTTTTCCCATTGTTTTTGGTTTAACCAAGTGCTAGGTGATGGAATGAACTCACCATCCTGCTTTGTCCAAGAGACATCAGATTTTTGTTTTTCAAGAATTGAAAGAAGTGTTTCAATCGCAAAACTTCCTTCATGCTTTGTGAAAGTTTTATAAGTGCCAGACTTGTCTGATTTACGTTTACAAGTTGGATATGCAGACCAGAACTTCTCAAAGTTTTCTGAGTAACCCACCCCTTGTTTTTCTTTGTTTTTATTATTGTTATTGTGTGGCGAATTTTTAGTATGGTTTGATACTAAATTTTCGTATGGTTCCGTACTATTTTTTAGCATAGCTAAATTTTCGCTAGGCGAATTTTTAGTATGGTTTTCAGTGGTAATTATCTGGTCAGTTAGAGACCATTCATTAATTTGTTTGTCAGTTTCAAGGCGGATAATTACACCCATCTCTTCCAAAATTAATAGGCCTTTTTGTACAGTATCCTTGTTGTATCCAGTTGCTTTTACAAACTGAGATAGGCTGATGCTATCTGCTTGTTTATTCCAGCCACGCGTTTTACGAACAATGAGAAGATAACAAGGCAAAGCTGCACCCTTCATCTTAGCCATATGTCCGTTATCTATTAGGTCATTAGGAATCTGGAATGCATTAGAAATAAAACTAGTCATACCAAGCTCCTCTTAAACTCTTCATAAGCATCGTTGATTTCTTCAATGAAGAATTCATCACTTGAAGCATCGTAAAGCCTTTGAAGATCACCATACTGGCGTGCATATTTCGCACCTTCATAAACTTCATGCTCATACTCCCTTATGAACCGCAAAGCTGTAGGATTCATAGTAATGACGCTCCAAGTTACTTTTAGCCTCAGCTACAGCAACCGAGTTTTTTAAACTGCGTTCTATTGCATAAGCCTCAACCGCTTTTTGAAATAAACTAATCTTCCGATTTAGTTCAATGTCTGCTAATATTTGATAGTTCATTTGGTCCTTCTCCGATTGAACACTAAGCCTGATTTACGAGATCAGGCTTTTTTAATGTCTGCTGTTTCTGAGCGCACGGATAAATCTGAATGCAGCTCATGGTTTTTATCGTTCTCTGTTAAGCCGAAAATCTTTTGTTTAATCTTTGTCTCAGCTTTCAATTGTTGGAGATGAGGCTTGATTAAAGTTTCGTACACATACTCACTTGCACCCTGTCCTGCTCTTAGCATTTCAGCCAATGAAGCCAACTGTTCTTTGTGGTCTGTAGGCATATGGATGGTGATTGACGCATCCTTCTTAGGTTTACGTTTAGTCATGGTTTTTCCTAGGCAGTTAATGCTTGACGGTCAGCCTTTAGCTTTCCATTTGTTAATACTTCAAAGGCAGCTTGCGTTCTTGGTGGTATGCCTTCTCGCTCCCATTTGGTAATACCTGAGCGTGCTTTTTTGATTTTCTTGGCTAGTTGAGAGTTATTTTCTACACCGTAGAACTCCCTCAAATGCTCTACATTCATATTCAAATTCCTGAACATATTAATTCAACTTATTGAACAACATGTTCAAGCATTTGTCAAACTTCTTGTTCATAATTTTGAACATCTGATATAAGGTTTTGAACGATGGATAATTCTGTTTCTGATCGCATTCAATCTCGAATGGCTGAATTAAAGTTATCTCAAGCGGATTTAATGAGGCTCACTGGCGCTGCTAGAGGAACTGTTTCTGGTTGGGTAAATGGAAGTAATAATCCGAGCGCAAAGCACATTGAGGCGCTAGCAACCGCATTAAAAACAACATCCAGATGGATTCTTACTGGAAAAGAAAAACAAAATTTAACCAACTTCAACATGCAAGAATTTATAGATAAGCACGGTCTATCCAAGAAAGATGAATCATCATTTGATGTGAATGATATTCAAAGCGCGTCAGTAGTTGAGTATGGTGGGGATGATGGATTTATCTGGATTGATGTGGTAGAGGCAAGTTTTTCTTGTGGCACAGGAGAATCTATAGAGTTTCACTTTGATGTGATCAATGGAAAACAGCCATTCCCACCTAGTTTTTTTAAACAAAAAAATGTTCATCCTGATTGCATGCGCATCATCAAGGCTAAAGGCGACAGTATGGCGGACAAGATTGATGATGGGGATTTGGTTGGCATTGATATATCCCAAACCGACATTATTGATGGTCAAATTTATGCTGTTTACTTTGAGGGTGAAGGCATGATTAAGCAGATTTTCAAGGAAGAAGGCGGGAAACTGATTCTGCACAGCCTAAATCCTAAATACAGAGATCGTGAAGTCACGGAGCAAAATGGATTGAATTTTAAAGTTATGGGTCGCCAATTTTGGCGTGCAGGTTAAAAAAGGAGAATGGAATTGGATAACGCAAAACTACCAATCAATCAGATTATTGCTCGCATCAATGATGCTGCGAAACATGGTGAAGCTTTGGTGCTAACAGCCGAAGAAGTAAAGATTCTTTCTAAAGATATTGGCGACAAGGTCTTTATTCCTGTGCTTACTAATGAGCAGGTCGTGCAGTTGGTAAAAGAAGGAAAGCTTGGACAGAAAATTAATAACACCAAAGATTAATAAGCTGTGAACCCGACACAGTCATTGGATAAGGTGAAGGCAGACATTACGCTGCTTTGTGGGGTTTTGGATTGGGAATTAATTGGGCTAAATTCAGCAAGTGCTAAAATAAATCTAGTATAATGCTAGGTATCTACAAGAGGCTTTTAAAGACTGATGGTTATTGAATTGGTTAAACACTCACCAAATGCGCTAAGGCGCTATATGACTGACATGAATGTGTCAGCGAGTGCACTCGCCGATTTAACTAAGATATCTCAAAGCAAAATTAATAAGGCCTTGGATGAAGTTGAAGTATTTAAGCTGAGCCAATTAGAAACTATTTCAAAAGTTTTATTTGTGCCAACAGTGTATCTAACAACTGATAATTTTATCTATGAGCGTAATACGCCTGAAATAATAGAATTTAGAAATCATATAGATATCCCAGAAGATAGATATAAAGAAAATGCTTTAGTGCAGGAATTTTGCCAAGTTAGAGATAACTTTATATCTATATTAAGTTCTCTGAATGAAGAGCCTAAAGCTTTCGATTTGAAGCTTAGCGGAACTAATGCAGAAGAAGATGCTCAAGCAATAATTGACTATTTTGGTTTTTACACACACAGCAAAAAAATCAAGAATTCAGATGATTACTTTAATGCTTGGAGAGACATTGTAGAGCTCATGGATGTAGTAGTTATAGATAGAGGGCGTGATAAATTTGGCTCGGATGGTATGTGTTTGTATTTTGATGCGGTACCCATTATTGCCATTTTTAGCTCAGGACAATCTCAATCTAGAAAGCTATTTACTTTGGTTCATGAAATTGTCCATTTGGGATTAGGTAGTAGTGTCTTTGATGGGCGATTACTAGAATCTGACAATAGTCTTGAAAAATATTGTGATCAAGTTACAGGGTATGTTTTAGCCCCAAAAAATATTGTGGCTGATTGCTTTAATGAAAATTTAACCATCGAAGAGAATGTTATTCTTATTCGAAAACAAACAAAAGCAAGCAAGGCAGCTATTGCCATTCAGTTAAAAATACTTGGATTAATAAATCAAGATCAGCTTGCTGATTATTTAGATTACATCAAACCCAAAGAAAATGGTGGGGGGTTCGGTTCTAAGAAGGAAAATATGGTCTTAAAGTATTTTGGCTACAACTTTGTTGAAAAAGTTATGAGTGCAATGTGGCAAGAGCGCATATCATCCAATACCGCCAAAAATATTCTTGGATTCCATAAGACATCAAAACCGTCAGCCTTTAAAGAATTACAGCAAAAGGTCTTCTAATAATGATTAAAATTAGCTTAGATACAAATGCTGTATTAGACTTTTGTTACAGAAATTATCCAGAACAAATATTTAAGGAAATATGGAGTTCTTTAGAAAGCTCCAGACTAGCCAACCAAGTTAAGTTTTATATGTGTGAAGCTGTTTTGCATGAAATTGAACAAAAGATTGCAGACTATGAATATGATGAATCAATATTTCATGCCTTTCTTGATCGTTTCTGCGTTCATCAAATCAAGCCAAATGAACACGGAGCATCAATCCTTGGTTTAAAACAAGAGTTATTAAAATATAATGCATCAAAAAATTCACACCACGTAACAAAAGATAATTACGCTGATCTTGATGTTGTTAGTTTGGCTCATCATTATGGTTCAGATGCTTGTGTTATAACGTGCGAGCAAAGAAATCCTTTTTTAAACTGGGATGCTAAATCACAAGGCCACAACATGAAAGTTCCCAATATTTGTGAAAAACTAAATATTGAATGTGGTAACTGGTCTTATTTATTTTCAAAACTTGGATTTTTGTTTTAATTATTTTTATATTTCCCCATCCAACCCACCCTGTGTGGGTTTTCTTTTTTAATATATTCAAATTTTCCCTGATATTATGGGATTAAGACTTTGTGCCAACATTGATCTTAAATAACCATTAATATCGGAGAAAATATGAAAACTGAAATCATAGAAGCTCTAGCGTTAGAGCTTACTAAGGCAACCATTGCTGATACTGATCCTTCAACCATCAATATAAAAAGTGCTGATCTTTGGGTTAAAACCTACCAGGAATCACTGAAAGCGGTAGAAGAAGCTTTAAAAGAACTTAAGCCAAAGCCTAAAGCCACATCAAAACCCATTTCAGGAATGAGCTAACCCTGATTACTCACACTCTACTATACTCAGCTTGCAGTTATTCTTGGTGGCAAAGTCATCAAGAATAGCTTTCAGTGCATACGCGTTCCGAAGCGTGCACTCTATTTTGAAAGCGGCTGTGCAATCACCAAAAAGAATCTTTTCAGCACGATCAACTTTTTCTTCTAGTTGATCAATATTACTTTCCTGAAGCAGTAGTTTCTCAACCATCTGCTTGCGCCATTCAAACATTTCTTCGCCTAGACTCATTTCTATCACCTTTGATAGTTGGGTTTTCTTTTGTCTATTAAAGCATGAATTCAGAATATTGAACATTTTTAATTAATTTATTGAACAAAGTATTGACATTAACGTTCAATTAGTTGAACATAACTCTACCGAATATTAAAAAGCCCTGAACAATCTTGGCGGATGCAGGGCTACTCAAAGAGTGAGAAGATTATGAATCAAAGAATTGAAAAGTACAAGTTTAGCCAAGCTGCAATAGACAGCTTCAAAGGCTTCTTAGGTGGCTCGGTGCTATCTATGGTCATCGGTGTTTTTATCGTAGTCCCTTTCCTTCGTTCATGTGCCGACGAACAAGCAGCAAACGAACTCAAAGCAAAACAGAACATGTATGTGCGTGTTCAGGTTGAGGGGGTGAAGTGATGTCACATTTCAAACCTGGTCAATTAGCTGTTCTCGCAAATGATGATCAAAAATCAAATATTGGGAAAGTTGTTTCTTTAGTTAGATGGTATGAATCAAAACAAGACACATCAGGCAACACACACCATGACGTATGGGATGTTGATTGCAATGATGGCTTAGAAACCTCTACAGGCAACTACTCATATACAAATGTTTTTGTTTATGCAAAGGACTTGCAGCCTTTAGCTAAGGAGCCCTCTCATGGATAACTACAAAATCAAAGTTTGTCGTAATAGAGGTGTAGTCAAAACAAGGTTTGTTGAGGGCTTTGGCAAAAATTACATCGTTTCAAACTTGGGACAAGTATTTTCAGTCGCTCGTTCAGGAAACTGGAAGCTTAAGCAGTTAAAACCAAATGTTAATCACAAAGGATATAGCCGAGTAACTTTGAAGAATGGCGGGGAATGTAAAACACTAAGCTTACATAGAGTTGTTGCTCATGCATTCATTGAAAACCATTTAGGTAAAACTCAGGTAAATCATATAAACGGAATTAAATCCGACAATGACGTAGCAAATCTCGAATGGTGTACACCAAAGGAAAACATTCATCACGCCTTAAAGACCGGTTTAACAAAGGTTTCCTCTGGCGAGAAAAAGTCTCAATTAACTAATGAGGATGTCTTGCAGATAGTTTCTAGATATCACAATGGCGAAATGTTGAGAGAGATTTCTAAAGACTACCCCGTTTCTGAACAAACACTAAGTTCAATTGTTAATGGAAAGAGTTGGTCAAGCGTCACTGGCATCCAACACTCATATATCGGCAAGGGAGTTAAAAGATGTCAAATGAATTAAAAGACCCAGCATTGATTAGCAGTGCTGAGGCAAAGCTTGCGTGGGCTAATGGAGTTGATATTCAAATCAAGAATGTAAATTGTGTCAACTGGTATGACTTAGATGAGAGCAAATACAATCTTGATATTTTTGATAATGTTCGTGTTGATTTCCGCCTCAAACCCCAAACCATCAAGATTGAACTTGAAATCCCTGCTCCATTCCAACCAAAAGAAGGAGAACAGTGCTGTTATATCAGCGATGAGTCAATAGATGGCTATCACACTGTTAGTTACAACAGTGAGAAATACAGTGGAATGCACTTCGGACTATATCGCCCCTCTGATATTGAAAAAGTAGTTGCTTTATTCCGTAGTGCTTTTGGGGGTGCATCATGATCATAGCCCTTTTAGATATCGTGCTGTTTAACATCATCTTGGCGGTTCACTGGGGGATTATCTAATGAATATGTTAGCCCTTAAACCCGAGCTACTATGCCCTTCTTTCCCTTACTTAGATATGTCTACAGACATTCAAGTTGAAGGTGAAACGGTTTATTTCGATCTAACTTACGGCTGCAATGTTCTTAACTGCCAAATCAAAGCTGAAACGACTTACGACACTCGTGAAGTAACTGATCAATTCAGTGGCTGTGCTCGAGATCAGCAGTATGAAGTGCTTTCAGTAGACACAAGAACTCATGCAGTCGTGACTGATAAAGACGGCATAGAGTCACCTATAGGACTACGTTTTCAGCTCACAGAGGCTCAAGTAAACAGCTTAAACGAGCAGCTTAAATACTACGCCGAAGAGTTGGCAGATGAAGAAGCGGGAGTGGTGTGATGGGAACTAGACACTTAATTTGTGTACAGCACAACAATGAATACAAAGTTGCAAAATACGGTCATTGGGATGGTTATCCAAGTGGTCAAGGTGTTGGAATATTGGAATTCCTAAAGGGAGGATTTAACAAAGCTCTTTTTATTCAGAAGCTGGACAACATCTTTGAACCCACAGATGAGCAAGTTAAAGCTTGGTACAGAGAAGCTGGCAATACTCGTGATGATGGTTATGTCGACTTTGAAGTATCTAAACGTTTTTCAGCTAAATATCCTTCTTTTTCACGTGATGCTGGATCAGATATTTTGGGAATTATCCAAAATTCTGAATCACCTATTCCGATGCGCAAATATCTTGAATTTGCTGCTGAATCGCTATTTTGCGAATGGGCGTATGTAATTGACCTAGATAAAAACACTTTTGAAGTTTTTCAGGGCTTCAATAAAACCCCTTTAGATAGAAGTGAAAGGTTTGCATCCGTTACTTCCCCAGATAGTAACGAAGGTTACTACCAAGTGAAATTCTTAGAGTCATTTGATTTAGATAATTTGCCATCTGAAGAAGACTTTATTGCTCAGTTAGAACGCGAAGAGGATTAGGAGAAGATTATGAATGCGCCAGTACAACACTCAGGACAAAACCCTTTTGCAGTAGCCGCTCCTACTACTCAAGCAATGTCTACAGTTCAATCTGATAGTCAACGTGCAATTGCAGAGGTACAAGCTGCTTTAGTTATTGCTAAACAGTTCCCACGTAACCCAATTGAAGCTTATGACCGAATTATGAACGCATGCCAGCGTCCCGGTTTAGCTCAATCGGCTGTTTATTCTTATGCTCGTGGTGGTAGTTCAGTAACTGGTCCATCAATTCGACTTGCAGAAATGCTTGCTCAGAATTGGGGAAATATTCAGTACGGTATCCGTGAATTATCTTCTGAAAATGGCGAATCTACAGTTGAAGCATTTGCTTGGGATGTTGAAACAAATACCCGTCAAACAAAGGTTTTTCAGGTTCCACATATTCGTTATACACGCAATGGATCTAAAAAATTAACAGATCCACGCGATATTTATGAATTGGTTGCAAACAATGGTGCCCGTCGTCTACGTGCATGCATCTTAGGTGTAATACCCGGTGATGTTATTGATGATGCAGTTAATCAGTGTGAAAAGACAATCCATGCAAGTGCTGATACTTCACCAGAAGCTGTGCAAAAACTTGTTGTAGCCTTTGAGCAATTTAATGTCACCAAGAAAGACATTGAAGATTACATTCAGCGTCGTCTTGATGCTATTACAGCAGCCAATATCGTTGCGCTTCGCAAGATTTTCACTAGCTTACGTGATGGCATGAGTTCACCTAAAGACTGGTTTAAAAATGTCACTGTGAAGGAAGTTGGAGAAGTCCAGGAAGTTAAACCAACTGTACCAGACAATGAGTTCCCGGTTCTCTTAGAGCAGATCAAAGCCGATGCAGTTACTAAAGAATATGTATTAGAAGGCTATGCACTTACTAATGCACAAATAGCTGAGGTAAATGCACTATGAAGCTATTCCGATGCTCAAGCCTACATAAACTTGTAGGCGACCCTAAAACTAAAGGCTCAGTTCTTAGCGATACAGCTAAGACTGAGATCAGAACAATTGTTAAGGAGGACTTGACCACGTTCAAGTCTTTCAAAGGCAACCAGTACACGGCTAAAGGTAATGCGCTTGAAGAAATTGCAATTAGCCTGTCTGGCAAGATTCGTTTTCGCCAGTATGTAAAACATGAAGGCCGTTTGGAAAATGAATTAATTACTGGTGAATGCGACATTCTTGATCTGAATAACAAGTTGATCATCGACACTAAATGCACTTGGGATATTGGCACTCACCCTTTCTTTAAAGATGAGGCAGAAGAAAAGGCAAAGAAGGCTGGTTACGACTGGCAGATGCAAGGCTACATGTGGCTTTACGACTGTGAGCAAGCAATGGTCGATTTCTGGTTATTCCCTTGCCCTATCGAGCTTACAAATGATTGGGATGATAGAGAGCAGCTAATTGATTTAGTTGAGCGAATCGATTTAAGAGAACGATTAACAACTGTCACCTACAAACGTGACGAAGCAATGATCCAAAAGTTTAAAGACAAAATTCCACATGCTCAAGAGTACTACGCAAAGTTATATCAAGAGCGCATTAAAGCGAAGGTGGCAGCATGACAGATTTGAATAAGGAAAGAAGTGAGTTTGAGGGAATTCCTGAAATTAAGACTCACCTAGATCACGGTAATGTTTTTTGGAGTGATAAGAATCAAACTTATGCATCTGAATTCCAGTGTCTTCACGCAGTGGCATGCTACGTAAATGGTGCTTGGTTTGGTTGGCAAGAAAAAGCCAAAGCTCAGGCGGTGCCAGAGGATTACTGTTTAGTACCTAAAGTGCCTACAGAAAAGATGTTCCAAGCTTACGAACGTTACTCAGTCGCACCAATGTCGACGCTGAGTAAAACTGGATACAAGGCAATGATTGAAGCAAGCGAATCGGGAGCTGAGGGATGAGCATAACTCTTAATGGTCACCAATTAAAAAGCCTTCTCGAATTTGTAAATCCAGATGGTGAAAATGATTTAGATCAACTTGAAACTGAACTAACTATTAAATTTTTTGAAGATGGGCACAGTGGCAAAGGCTATTACTTTTGGATGACCGAATATCCAGAGGAAGGCAGCATGTTGTTGGATGTTGAATCGGGAGCTGAGGGATGAGTGAAAAATACAGTTTTCTATTATTGGTTATGGCTATTTTTGGAATTGCATTAGTACGAACTGGTAAATATACCGATAGTTTTGTATATGCAGTTTCAATAGCTTATCTGGTGCTTTTTGTTCTGACTCACTTCAAGCCGATCGTTATCAATAACAATGATTTTTCAGGCTCAAAAGTGAGTTTGGAAGTAGATAAAGAAAGAGGAAAGTAAGGAGGGGTAATGTCAGAAAAGCAAAGTCGTTTGCTTGACTTGAAGGCGGTTGAATTAAAAACCAGCCTTCCAAAGTCAACTATCTATGACTGGATGAAAACAGGCTACTTCCCTCCTTCTATGTTATTTGGAGAGGGCAAAAGAAAAATTGCGAGATGGCTTGAATCTGATATAGACTGTTGGATAGAAAAGCACAGAATGGCATCCTAA